AAGGCCGCGAAAGCCAAATGATCAGCTTCATTGGCCGACTCAAAGCCGCTTGGACTTTCGGGCGGCATCAGAAGTGGGTGGACCCGCTTCCGTGGAACAAGGAAGAGGCGATTGCGCTAAACGCTTTTCTCAAATCCGAGGTCGGGAAGAAGTTCAAGGACGCGCTCCTGAACACTGTTCTGATGCAGAACGCTTCCGCGATCACGGACCGAAACCATTTGCAATACTCGGCTGGTTTTGCAATGGGTCAGGCCAGTCTTGTGAAGGTCATCGAAGTGATGGCTGATCAGGAATCAATTACGGGACAGGATATTGATCCGGATTCTGTCACGAACACATAGGATCAAAGTTGCGGTTGTTGGTCTGTGCGGGCCAGCAAACGAGTATAAGCACAATGTCAGACGAAAACTTGAGCGCGGATAACATGCTGGCTCTGGCCAGGGACTTCGACTCCGGTGTCGATATCGACAGCACGACAAAGGCCGAACCGAAACAAGAAACGGAGAAGCCTGTCGAGCAAGAGGTGGTGGCAGAAGCCGCTCCCGCCGGTAAAGAGGAGTCGCTGACCGAGCAGAAGCAGGAGTCCGCGAGCGACAAGGCTGAAAAGCCCAAGGAGAAGAGCAGCAAATTCGCTCAGGAAAACGCCCGCAAGGCGAAGACCTGGGAGCAGATCAACGCCGAGAAGGAGGCCATCAAAGCCGAGCGCGAGGCGATCAGGCGGGAGCGGGAGGAATGGTCGAAGAGCCGGGAGCAATCCAAGGTTCAGGAGATCAATTCCGTTCGGGATGACAAGGGTTATACGGCGGACGACTACGAGGCTGCGGCCAAGGAGTTTGATGCTGATGGCGACACTCAGTTGGCCAAGGCTGCGCGGTCAAAAGCCGATGCGGTTCGGAAGCTGGCGGGTGAGCGAGCGCAGAAAGCGCAGGCGGAACAGTTCAACAAGGCATGGTCCGATAATTTCAACAAGCTCTCCGAGAAGGAGACCTGGTTGAAGGATCAGAACAGCGATGCGTACAAGCGTACCGTTGGCCTACTGCAACAGTTCCCGCTATTGACCCAAGTGCCCGATGGACTCGTTCACGCGGTGGAGATCGTGAAGCTGCAAGAATCCGCAGGCAAAGCTCAGTCGCTCGAGGAAGAGAATCGGTCGCTCAAAGAACAGCTTGGTAAGCTCCAGCAGAAGACAGCAATCGGGAAGAGCATCCCAGCCGGAACTCTCAAAGCCGAGGAAAAGGATTTCTCTCGGATGTCCCTCAAGGAGCAGAGGGAGGCACTCATGCGAGCGTCACGGGAGTTCGACCGGGAAGCAGCCTGATAGCACAACCACAACTAAAATATGGGCGTTACTACTTCAACCACACTCACGAGCCAGTTCCAGAACTACTTCAGCAAGGAGCTGCTCTCCATCGTTCAGCAGGAGACCATCCTGGATCAGTTCGCCATGAAGGCTCCGATCCCCAAGAACAATGGTAACAAGGCCATCTCGATGTTCCGTTTCGGACCTCCGAGCATCGGCAGTGTTCAGACCATCAGTTCCGAGGGTTCTGCCATCAGCTCCGCGAACTACCGCGCTCTGGCCCTCAACAGCCTGAGCAAGTCGCTCGCGCAGTACGGCCAGGTGATCGGTCTGACCGACATCCTCCGCGCCACCGACCTGTTCAACTCGCTCCAGCAGGCCACCAAGACCAGCGGTCTGGACATGGCCCTCTGGGTTGACTCGGTGATCCGCAATACGTTGATCGGTTCCAACCTCACCGCGAGCGGTGCCTCCATCGGTTCCGCCGCCGAGGGTGGTGGTACGTTCGACAACTCGGACGCTGTGAACACCATCGCCAGCTCCGGTGGCGTGAAGGTGTACGGCAACCCGGCCACGCTGACCACGCAGAGCTTCTCTGCGCTGAACAGCGATACCACCGCTGCCAACACCACGATGACCGCTTCGGCTGTCCTAGATTCCATGACCCGCCTGAAGCGCAATCGCGCTCCGCTGATCAACGGTGGCTACGTTCTCGCCACCGATCCCCGCGTTGCCCGCGACCTGATGCGCGACAGCGATTGGTTGAACGCTTCTAACTACGGCAACAAGGGCGAGCCGTTCTACAAGGGCGAGGTCGGCTCCATCTACGGTTGCCGCGTTGTCACCCAGACCAACTCGTTCGTCAGCACCGGCTCCGGTACTGCTGCCGATGAGTTCGTCTATCAGGCTTCGGCTGCGGGTGGTGGTCTCGCCGTCAGCAAGGACATCATCGCCTCGTTCTTCTTCGGTAACGAGTCGTTCGGTATCCCCGCTCTGACCGGTGATGATCCGTTGTCCCCGAAGATCGTGATCACCGATACCCCGGACAAGAGCGATCCGCTGAATCAGCTCGTCACCGTCGGCGTGAAGCTCTACTTCGCTGCCCTGCGTCTGGCTGCTGGTAACACCGGTTCCACCGGCAACCCGGTCTGGTACCTCGTGCATCGCACCAAGACCTCGACCACGCTGTAATGAAACCAAAGACGGCCACCATCATGGTGATTGCCGTCGGCCCTGGGGGGCATCATCGAGCAATCGGTGGTGCCCCCTCTTCTCATTCCGCTTGCGGATGTGAAAGCGAGGCTGACAATGCGCCCATGATTTCGATTCCTATCGAGGCTCTCTCCACCGATACCGAGGATGGCAAAGGTGCCATGCCCGAAGTCGGTGACGAGGTTCTGCTAGATGACGTTCGTGGCGTACTCAAGAAGCTTCAGGGAGGTGAGGCTTACGTTGAGATCAAGAGCGTGAACGGTATGCCCGCTGAATACGAGCAGACCAATGAAGACGCCATGGAAGCCGGCAAGATGATGGACGAGAAGGGCATGCGGAAGATGGTTGCTATGCACGACGGCGAGCCGATGGAGGACTGATAGATGCCCATCTACACCTTCGAGAACAAAGGCAGGTCCATGGAGCATATCGCTCCCATGGGAACCGATTCCATTGTGATCAAGGGTGAACGCTGGACGCGACAGCCCGTGGCCCGCTTCGGGGTCACGGGTTTTGCCCGCGAGGCGGAACTCAAGGATCATGTGAAGCGCGGGTTCAGCCGGATGGAAGATCGGCAGGGATCGCGTTTCGAGAGTACTTTCACCAAGAATCAGATTCGGAAGATCTGGGATATATGAGCGACGTATCAAATCAAGCGGTACAGTATTCGATGGGCGTGGCCGGTGGCCGACTCGTTCAGGATACTGCGAGCTACACCGGTCCTTTCGTGGCCCTCACGTTCCTGGCACCGACCGTGATCTCCACCATCTCTGGTGCGAACATCGTTGGCACCTTCTCGACCGTGACGATTCCGGCGGGCGTGACGATTCAGGCACCGATCAATAGTTTCCAGCTTTCGAGCGGCGTGGTGTGGGCCACCAATGGTGTGATCCAATCCTAACCCTGTGACGACCCTCGCGCTAGGAACTCGGTTGGCATCTTCGGGTGGCGGAAGCGTCACTCCGATTGATCCGCCGATCCTGCGCCGGGATCTTCTTCAGGAGGATGAGTTCTTCATCCTGCTGGAGAACGGGGTGGATAAGATCGTCATCACGTTCGGTACTTTTGACTCCCTTCTGCTAGAGGACAACTCGACGTTCCTTTCGCGGGAGGACACAGGAAAACTCATCATTCAAGCTAACTGATTATGGCAGATACGAAGATCACAGCACTGACGGCTCTTACGGGAGCTGATCCGGCCAATGACGTTATCCCTATTGTCGATGTCTCTGATACGACGATGGCGGCTTCTGGAACCACGAAGAAGATCAGCGTCAATAACATCCTGGGAGCCTCTGGCACCGCCACGCTCGCCTCCGCCACCATCACCGGCGACCTGACCGTTGATACCTCGACGTTGAAGGTCGATAGCGCGAACAATCGGGTGGGTATTGGGACGGCGAGTCCGGGAAGCACTCTTGATGTTGCTGGAGAAACCCGTCTTCGTGGCGGAAGCCAGTTGCGTCTTTATCGTTCGGATAATGCGATCTACACTTCAATTTATGATGGCGGAAGCGGTGTTGGTACAGTTATTGACAACGCCAATGGTGAAATTATCCAGCTTCGTCGCGCCGGAGCCAATTCCTACATCATTGGAAATGGCCATGCTTGGTATCTTGGAGGCGGTGCTATTGGAGCCACCCTCGACTCCTCCGGCAACCTCGGCCTAGGGGTTACGCCGAGTGCGTGGGTTTCGTATCAGAAGGCGATTGATTTCGGCGGTGCTGGAAATTACGGAAGCATTTCAGCTCGGGCAAATTACGCTGCCTTCGCCACCAACTGCTATTTCGACGGAACAAACTGGGTTTACAAGAATAACAATCCCGCTCTCCAGTATGAGCATAGTTCTGGTCAACATATCTGGAGAACTGCCGGAGCCGGAACCGGAAACATCACCTTCACGCAGGCGATGACGCTGGATGCGAGTGGGAATTTGTTGGTGGGGACGACGAGTGCGGCTGGCAATCGTCTCAATGTTCAGACTGCTTCCGGTGATTGCACCGCTTTGATCAAGTCTCAAGCGGCAAATGTTGGCGTCACAATCGACTACGTTTCAAACTACGGAAACTTCAATTTCTCAAAGTCTGGAACGGCTAAATGGTCTTTAGGAATCCTCAACGATTCCACTTCAACGCCGACCTTCAAGATCTTCAATGATGCTGCTGTTGGTGTTTATGTCACCTATGGCGGAACTTCATGGACAGCCACTTCAGACGAGCGTTTGAAGGACATCATTGAGCCGATTGGAAACGCTGTTGAAAAGGTGGCTTCGCTCCGGTCTGTCATCGGCAAGTTCAAGAACGATCAGGCCAACACCCGCCGATCGTTCCTCATCGCTCAAGATGTCCAATCTGTGCTTCCTGAAGCTGTTGATGCTTCCAACCCTGACAAGCTCGGCGTGGCCTACTCCGAAGTTATCCCGCTGCTGGTGGCTGCGATTAAGGAACTGACCGCTCGCGTTCAAACCCTCGAAACCCGCTAATATGACCACCCTCACTTGGCTCATCGAAACCCTCTGGGTTCGTCCCGTCGAAGGCTCGCTCACCGATGTCGTCGTCACCGCCGCTTGGAGGTGCAACGGCACCGATGGCACCTACAACGGCAGCGTCTACGCAACCGTCAGCTTCACCCCGCCCGATCCGAGCAAGTTCATCGCGTACCAAGACCTGACACAGGCCGAGGTGCTGAATTGGGTGTGGACTTCTGGCGTGGACAAAGACGCTGCCGAAGCCGCCGTCATCCAGCAGATCAACAACCAGATCAATCCTCCGATCATTACGCCGCCGCTGCCGTGGCCGACTGGTGGAATTGATGCTTCGACGCTGACCGCTCCGCCGAAGCCTGTGGTTGAACCTCCCGCGCCGATCATCGAAGCTCCCGTCGAATGATTAAGATCGAACTCACGCAGGAGCAGGTCAACCAACTGCTCCAGCTTATTGATGTCGCCATCAAAGCCGGTGGATACGCCAATGCCAAAGTTGGCGTTCCTCTGGCCGACATGATCCTCGAAGCCGCTCAATCCAAACCCAAATGAAGAACTGGAAAACAACCGCCGGTGGCGTGGCCGTGTTGCTCGCCGCTCTGTCTGTCGGCATTAAGCAGATCATTGCCGGTGACATCCCGAACGCCATCGCCGCTATCACCGCCGGTGCTGGCGCGATGTTCACCGCTCTCAAAGCTCAGGACGCTTCCTCGGAGGACAAGAAGTGAAGGACACGCTGCGAGATT